AGTTGCGGTTTGAATTCTAGTCTGCTTTTAGCATTCTCTTTTAGAATATTCATTCCTTGCTGTATCATAGGTCTAATTTATGCACCATCAGACTTGACAGGTCTAACTCTTGTGCTTGTTGAATGTGGGAAGTAAAATCTTTGAACCCCATTTCGGATGGATCTTTGTCTTTCATATCCACCATAAAGACTTTTTTACCTTGGTTTAAAAACGTTTCTGCTATTTCTAATGCTTTATCTTGTGCATCTGAATCTAATGCAATATAGATATCTGTTAACGGACTGGTTAGTATTTTTTTATATAAACTCTTTGAGATGTTTTTACCTAATATAGGAATAGCATTTCGACGAATAGCAATAGCATCGAATGCTCCTTCACATAAAATAATAGGCTGGTTCCAGTTTATAAGATTCTCAAAAAAGATTATGTCTTTGGAAGCTTCAGGATTTTTGTACTTAAAGTAGCTGCCATCATAACTTCTTGCAATAAAATAGTTGAGCTGATTGGATGCAGAATAGCTTGGGATAACGACTCTTCCTCCATATTCTCCACTTGTGCAGTATCCAATATCATATTTAATAAAATCATTGTCGCAAAGTCCTCTTTCATATAAGTATTTTTTTACTAGATTAGCAACTACGGATGTGGTTGAAGCGGAATATAGTGGTTGATATTCTTTCGGTAGTTCTATTATAGATAGCTGCTTATACTGTATTTGTGAACCTTTCGGTAAGTATTTTAGTATTTCAGCTGCTTGGTCTCTTGGTGTTTTAAGCTGTCTAAGAAGTGATCTAATAGTACGGCCTTTGGTTTGACACACCCAACACTCCCAAGGATTCTGTCCTTCTTCGTTAGTTGCCATATTAATCTCCAGCTTAGGCTTCCGATGATTGCAGAAAGGGCAATGAAAAGCGTAATTTTCTCTAGCTCTTTTATGAGATTTACCTAATATATTCTCAATCGAACCTAGTAGAAATGTATAATCCATAGGTAGTCCGTAACTATTATCTATAATATACGAAAAATATTTGAAATAAACAACTTATGATACATCCATTTCGGTAGTATCTACAACAATACCATGATCTTTCATAGCATCGATTACTTTATCGATTTTTTTATCTGTAGATATATCAACCCCGGAAGTGTCCTGTAGGAAGTCTTTTACTCTTTTAAGATCGTCGTCTCTTTGTTTTTCTCCGTCAATAGAGATAGAATATAAATCACCTTTAGTTGTATAAGCGATAGTAATCTGTTCGATATTATCATTCCACCCTTCATTGATTGTATCCATAGCTTCTGCTACTGCTACTCTGATTGTGCCTTGAAGTAGACCATCATTTGGAATATCGTACTTTTCAGAGATAGCATTAGAGACATGCTCTACGATTACATCGTATTTTTGCATCTCTCCTGCAATACTCAACTCACTAAGAATAATATCGGTTAATTTCATCTTCCTTGTCCTCTATATTTCTTTCTGTAGTTTTTACTACTTTTTAATTTTGACGTTTTAGACTTAGCATGTACGCCTGGTCTTTTCTTTGCTGGTTTATCTAAAACTATAACGCTTCCAAAAGCTCCTTTTTTTGCCATTATTGATTACAGTTACAGCATTCACAGTCACACGTTGTACCGCAGTTACATACTTTACAATCGCATTTCATAGTTTAAATACTTTAAGTTTTAAATCTCCGGTACCTTTTATCAATCTATGATATGTACCCTTTTCTATAAATAGTCTACCTAAATCTATAGGTACTTCGTTATCGTACTGAAACTGCCAGTCTGTTTCATGGAGAGGTTCTATGATACGATCTTCTCTGTCTTTATGCCAGACTAAATCGTCTTGAGTAACTTCTTGAGTAAAAACTCTCTCTTGACCTTCTTCTATATAAGGTCTACCAGTATCCTGAAAAGTTTCTTTTTCCACCTAATGATTTCCAATAACGTCCAATATTACAAGCCCAGTATCCTGGTTTTGTCTTGTCTTTTTTCTGTGCACATTTATGACGAGCGGCAAATGAAGCTCTAGCTCCAGGCTCATCTATTTTAACGTTTAGTCCTGTTGTGCCACCAAAACTAACTTTTACTACGTTTCCTTTATCGTTTTTAGTATAAACTACAAACTTTTTAGATCCACCTCTTTTAGGTTTATTTAAAGGTACGTCTTTACCTCTATATTCAGCTTCATCGACTGTTGGTAGATCTAGAGGTACTTTTTCTCCTTCATATAGACCATACTCTCCTATGTCGGTAGATTCTAATAGTTCTAAGTCTTCTTCGTTGAGTTGTATTTTACCGTCTCTAAGGGCTTCTCTAGCTTCTTTAAACAAAGATATAAACTTCTCGCTAGAATAACGGTAGACATTCTCGTGTAAAGTGAGTCCATGTTCTACATGGTAGTTTAACGATGGAATATCTATAAGATCTTTAATCTTAATCATTTATAAAATCTTTCTTATAAAACTTACCTAAAATATTATCGTTAATATAGTTATTACGAGATTCTAGTACTTCATTTATAAATAGATACTTACACTCATAATAAGTTAAAAGCTTTTTGTTTGGTACAAAGGTAAGAATTTTTCTTTCAAATTCAAACTGTTTGTTCTGTTTAATTAAATCTACGATGTCTTTATGGGAACCGTAATAATCTTTCCAGTCTGATTCTTTTATAACTTTCTTTTTAGCCGGTACTCTACCTCCTATACCTTTCGCTTTTCTTTCTTCTTTTAAAGCTTCTGCTTCTCTTTTACCTATCTTAACGTTACGTTCAAAAAATAAAACTTTTTTACCTAAATATTTTCTGTCGGTTGGTTTGTGTAGTACTTCGTATATGAAGCCGTAAGTATTTTCTGGCATGTCGGAAATATCTGTTATGATTTTTCCTTCATACCACCATGTGGGTATTGTAACCATAAACTAATTTACTGCTGTTTGAGTATTTCAATTTCAGCTTTTAATACTTCAACCTGCTGTTTTAAATCTTTTATTGCATTTATTGTAGATGCCCATATAGCCTCTCTGTCAAATTGAAGAACTGGGTCTCCATCAACTAAATCAGTAGGATGGTGGTAGACTAAGTCAGGCATAACTTCCTGCACGCATTGTGCTAAAAATCCATATTTTATTTTTTTACTCTCATCGTCTTTGAAGTTAAAACTTACAGGATTAAGTTGAGAGATGTGTGTTAAGCCGTAAGGTATATTTACGATGTTTTCTTTTAATCTACAGTCAGATGTTCCTCCGCCAACATTACATAAATTATTTACAAAGGTATAACACTGAGCTGTTGTTGTAAGGTTAGATCCAATAATAAACGCTTTGTCGTGATCTACTGTGTTCGACACACCTCCTAAGATACCTGAACAACAAGCTCCATTAGAGATAGTATTACTCTTACCAGCTCCTATTATACCTCCGTCGGTATTATCATTAAGAACGTTATTACAGCCACCTACTATAGCAGCATGCTGGGTACCTCCTACTAGAGTATTACATTGACCTGATCCAATGAAACCATAATAAGCTAAATTGCAAATTTTATTCTCCCATCCGGCTACGATTCCAGCAGAACTACCTTGATTAAAGTTGTTTCTTCCTGCTCCTATAAATGAACACCCTGATGAACCTGTGTTTTTACACCCAGCTCCTATGAAGGACATAAAATGGGTTATACAGTTTTGACATCCTGATCCTATAAAACTATTAGGACTTGTTGTTCTTATTTCGTTATGTCTACCACCAGCTATAGTCGAATAAGCTCCTATGGAGGTAGCTGCATCAGATGCAATAGGTATAATAGCGGTAGAGGTAGAACCTGAAATATATGGAGTAAATGGAAAACTAGTACTACCGCCTCCAGATATACCGGTCAAACCGCTTCCATCTCCAACGAATGAACCAGAGAATGTAGAACCAGATACTGTTCCTGCTACATCTAAGTTATTTACATAGGTGTAATTTGCTTTATCTGCAGTTATATTAGAACCTATAATGTGTGTATTAGCAAGACTTGAACTGTTATTAAATCCTCCTACAATACTACTGCTTACAGCAGAACCTGTAAGTATATTATTTGATCCTCCTCCGATAAAAGTACAAGAGTTAGAACTAGAGTTAAATGATCCTCCTCCAATAACTGAGTCGGTGTTGCCGGTAATCAAGTTATTTCTACCTGCTCCTATAAAACTTCGTTTGGTAGTAACTCTGTTATTCTCACCTGAAACGACTACTGAGCTTACTGCAGTAGTAGCAAGTGTGTTTTGTTTACCGCTTACTACAGTAGGTTTGGTTTGTGATGCTTGAGAGATGCTATTACCGGTTTGATCTATTTCAGGCGTTGTTCCGCTTCCGTCATCCCAGTTAATATTTTTTATTAACAGTTTATCATCACCGGGAAAAAGATTTGTTATGTAAGTATTACGTTTGTAGAACCTTATACTAATAAAGTTTATCTTATCTTCGTCTTTGGCAAAACCTATTTTGGATATTTTAGAAGAAGGTATAGAGAACTTTTGGAAAGCTCCTGAGTTGATGTTTAGTTGTTTATCGGTTTTAAAATATCGTATTGCTGATCCCTTCCAAGAGCTTCTATATCTATTACCAGATAAATATACTGAATGAAACTCAACTCTTATATAACTAGAGTTTTCAATAGAGGTTCTTGCTTGGGAGGTTCTATAATCCGAACCTGTAATAGCACCAGGAAACTTTATATCAAAACTAAAATTGTCTAAGCTACCTAAGGTTAACCCGTTGCCTGTTTCCCAATCAGGGTGGACAAACGCCATAGGGTTATAAAGAAAGGAGTTAAAGTCACCCGAATACTGACTAATGGTAACTTCTTCATTAAAACTACTACTGTAATTAAACCCACCATATGAAGATGTTTTATGCGAACCTATGTATGGTGTAAAGCTTCCGTATAGATATGTATTAGAGCCTGTCAGATTAGCATTTCTTTCTGGACGGCCAAAAGAATACCATCCCCCGCTTCCTGAAACATTATTTGAATAAATGTTAGAAGTTGAAAAATCAGAGGTATCTGTATTAGTTTCATCACTACCGTCAGATACCACAGTTGCGTTAGCTTTTAAAAGAACAAATTTTAATGGTACTTCAGAGCTGAAATCTATATCAGGGTATACTGGATTTTCAGATGGTGTACCTTCGATTACTTCAACACTACCTGATGTGGTATCTGCTGCAGATGCACTAAATACAAACACATCAAATCTAGGATGAGTACTATCTCCGGCAGATAATGTAATTCCTTTTACTCCTTGTTGAGATCTAGGTGCATTTTCACCGGGCATAAAAACTTTTCCTGCGCTTGCAGTAAAATTTAATCCGCCTTCCCATGAAACACTAAAATCATTTGCTGATGCGGCAATCCTACTATCACCTGTAACTTGTGAGGTTACGCTGTATATACCTCCTCCTCTACCGTCTGATACTAAAATTTCATCTGCTGATCCGGTATTACCTAAGCTATCTAAATAAGAGCCGGTAAAAAACGAAGATGTTACAACTGTAGCAACTATATTACTGTCGGTTGCTAAAGAACCGGTGAGTGAAATCGAACCTGAGAGTTTTAATGCCATATCTTATATAAATATTATGTCAATCTTATTGCTATAAAGTTACCACTTCTATATAACCCTCCTAGAGGAACACCTCCAGCTGCTGCTGCAGTATCGTCTGCAAAATTTAAACTTTCTGATACTTGAGATAAAATTACAAATCCATTTGAAGCCTCAAAAGAGCCAGTAATCTGTAACGAACCTGTAAACTCATGAGTATCTGTTAACTCGTCACCGAATATATTGGAACCTGATGAAAATGCTATTGACTGACTTACTACGTTAGTAACAATCTTACTAGCAGATATTTCTCCTGCAACACTTAATCCTCCTCCTACATATAAACTACCTGCTATTCCTGCTCCTCCTTTTACTATCACTGCGCCAGTTGTAGTAGATGTAGAATCAGTTGTTCCTTCGAACGACCACTGAGTGCCTGAGTGTTTAAGAGCAGAAGATAGATTCGTTCTAAATAATGAAAGATGACTTCCGGAGTTAATTAAAGTAGCTGTGGTTGTTCCGTCTTCTTCTTTAAGCTGTAAAGTTCCTGTAGAGTTACCTGTTGTATGATCTCCTACAGTTAATGTATCGTCACTAGTAAAAGCTAGTCCGGTAGAAGCTCCAAAATTACCGTTGTTATTAAATTGAACGTGTGTATTAGAACCTGTTACTATTCCGGTTAATGAGCTACCTTCTCCGGCATAACTACCTGTAAACGAGCCTGTAAATGGTCCGGTAATATCGGTAAACTGTAACGATGATGAAACTAAAGTTGGTTTACTTGTAATATTATCAAACGATATCGAATCAGCTCCTATACCTGTTAGACCTGAACCGTCCCCTGTAAAAGAACCTGTAAAGCTTCCGGTGAATGGAGTTGTTATAGTATTAAACTGAAGTGATGAAGAAACTGCTCCATCAGGTAGAAGAGCAGTAACTCCTGTTAAACCGCTTGCATCTCCTATAAATGAACCGCTAAAGATTGAAGCTGATACTGTGCTTTCAACATCTAAATTATTTACGAAAGTATAATTGGCTTTATCTGAGGTTAGACCTGATCCTATAATATGGGTATTAACACAATTGGCTGTGTTGTCTAAACCTCCTATAATACTACTACTTACTGCTGAAGAGCTTATGAAGTTTCTTGCTCCTGCTCCAATAGTACTAAAATCAGCTGATGCTGTATTCTGTAAACCTCCTACAACGCTAGAATAATCTCCTGCAGAGCAGTTTGAAGCTCCTCCTAATACTGTGGAGAATAAATCTGTTGTTGAATTACTACCCGTGTAAGCTTTAATAGAATTAGCTCCCGAACCAGTAATGTATACTCTAAATTTAAGATCCGGTGTTGATGTAATACCAGTTAGTGATGCTCCGTTTCCTTGAAATGAGCCAGAGAATGAACCGCTAACACCCCCACTAAATGTTACCTGTGAGGTAGAAAAGTCTCCTTTGATTAGAGGAGTACCTGAAGTGTTATTAATATAGAGCTGATTGGTTTCAGTAGTACCGGTAGATGGTCCTGCTTTATACCCAACATAAACGTTACCGCTTGAATTACCGCTTACACATTCTCCTGCTAAAGTTCCTATCGCAGTGTTGGACCCTCCAGTAATATTAGCATTACCTCTTAAAGCATCTTTACCGACTGATGTGTTATTAGAGCTTTTTAAATTGTACCCAGAGCAGTTACCTATTAAGGTATTGTTATTTTCTGTCGTAACACAAAGACCGGCTACATCACCTATAGTAACGTTTCTATCTCCGGTTGTAATGTTACATCCTGCTTCATGTCCAACTGCTGTATTGCATAAACCTTCGGTATTGCTTTCAAGAGCGTTAGCACCTATAGCTGTTCCTTTTTCACCTGTAGTATTAGATTTTAAAGCTTGAAAACCAATTGCTGTATTGCAGCTATTATTTGTACCGTCGCCTGTATCGAGACCTATAGATACCTGAAGTGCTTGATGACCTACTGCTGTGTCTCCTACGGTTTGAGTAGCTGTTTCTCCGGCTTCGTTACCAATGTATATATTGCTTGAACCAGATACTAAAAGATTACCGGCTTGTAAACCGATAGCAATCGTATTTCTAGTTTGAGTAGTTTCTTCTAAAGAACCTGAACCGATTCCGATAGAAGTCGAATCTCCTGTATTAGAGATAAAAATATTTTCGTCTAAGGTTGTATCTCCTTTAAGTTCTATTGTTACACCTGAGCCAGATACAACTAATGAACCTGTAATAGAAGAATCTCCGTCTCTACTACCGTCCCATTCTTGAGAGGGTAAATTAGTTAAACCGCTACCATCTCCTTCGAAAGAACCAGAGAAAGATCCGCTTACTCCAGTTGCTAAAGTAAGGTTAACATTTGAACCAGAAACAGTTAGCGAACCTGATATTTCAGCATCTCCGGTAAATGGGAAGTTATTTAAACCTGTTAGCCCGCTACCGTCTCCCTCAAAGCTTCCTGAAAAAGAACCTGATAGAGTACTTCCTGATGCTTGATATCCGTTTAAATTAAGATTAGTAAGCCCGCTACCTTCACCTTCGTACGAACCGCTAAATGAACCGCTTACTCCTTTTCCAGCGTTAGTAACGTCTAAGTTAGCTCCTGAACCTGAAATAATTAACGAACCAGTAATAGAAGAATCACCATTTCTAGAACCATCCCATTCAGCCACAGCTGTTATACCGGTAAGTCCAGAACCGTCACCAGAGAATCCTACAGAGGAGGTTACACTCCCGGTGATTATAAGATTGTTATTTATTATGTGTTCGTTAGCCATAATCTTTTATATTACACTACTCTCTTAAAAGCCGTTATTAATGCATTGATTTCAAAAGTTCCTGCTGCAACATTTAATTTAAAAATAGCACTTGTATTAGAGCTTGCATCTACTGCGAATGAAGTCCGCGTTGCATCTCCGGTTGCTAGTGTATATTCTTCATTTACAACTGAAGTACCTGCTGAAGGATTCCAGCTGGCAAGTACAGTTCCTACCTTCTTACTATCTTCACCTGTAGTGGTCAGAGCATAATCTGCTTTAAACCCTGTGTAATTTGTTGAACCTCCAATAGCAAATGTATATAATGTAGTAGCTGAGGTTAGCCCGCTACCGTTCACTTGTATAAGTTCTACTCCTGGACCGCCTGGGTAACTACCTGATGCGATTGTAACTGTTCCACCGACATCCAAAGCTCCTGATACTATTAATGAACCGGTTATGTTTGAATCACCGTTTCTAGTTCCATCCCATTCGATACCTGTTACTCCTGTTAATCCGCTACCATCTCCTACAAAACTACCAGAGAATGTTGAACCTGATACAGCTGCTACATTTGTAAAATCAACAACTGATGTAGATCCTGATACTGTTAGCGAGCCTGTAATATTTGAATCTCCATTTCTACTACCGTCCCATTCTGCTGTAACTCCTGTCAGATTTGTTCCATCTCCTTCGAAAGAACCGCTAAATGATCCACTTACACCACCGCTAAATTCTACTTGTGAGGTTGAAAAGTCTCCTTTAATTAGAGGAGTACCTTCTGCGTTGTTAATATACAGTTGATTAGATTCAGTTGTATTATCAACGGAAGGTCCTGCTTGATATCCAATATACACGTTAGAGCTTCCTGCTACTGTTTTACAGCCGGCTTGGTTACCTAATGCAGTGTTATTGTTACCGTTCCCCATTGTTCTTAAAGAACAGTTACCTACAGCTGTATTTTGAGTACCTCTTTTAATACATTCTCCAGATAGTGCTCCTAATGCAGAGTTACTATGTCCGCATCCTATAACTAAAAGAGATTTAAAACCAATACCGGTGTTGTTATGTCCATTTGAATCTGCTGCACCAAGTGCTGAGTGTCCTAAAGCTGTATTATTGTTACCGGTATTTTCTCCGAATATACTATTTCCTACTCCTACAGTAAAGTTACCAGAACATCTAGCTGCTGAAGTTCCTATTGCTACGACATTATTAGACGTAGAGCAATGGCCTACTCTATAACCAATTGCTATATTATTTTCTGCCGTGCTTGTACCTAAAGAATCGGCACCGATACCGATACTGTTTGTCCCTGGGTAGTGAATTTTGACTCCGTTATCGATTGTAGTTACACCTCTAAGGCTAATAGTAGGTTCTGAACCTGATACTATAAATGAACCTGTAACTGAAGATTCTCCATCTACAAAGAAACTACCTGAAACGATTGCTGAGCCTGTATGTGGGAAAGCATTTGAAGTTACACCGGTTAAACTACTACCATCCCCTACGAATGAACCGGAAAATGTTGAGGCAGACACTGCCAAAGTATCAACAAGATTAACCACAGCAGTTGAGCCTGAAACTGTGAGAGAACCAGTAATTACCGCATCTCCGTTGTAAGGAAATGCTGATACGTTTAATCCTGTTAGATTAGATCCATCTCCGAAGAAACTACCTGAAAGTGAAGAAGCAGAAATAGCTGTTTTTATTTCTACATGACCGGTAGAGAAATCTCCGCAGATTAGAGGACTACCTGCTGCGTTGTTGATATAAAGTTTATTATCGATTGCAACACCGGACGAAGGTCCAGCCAGGCTTCCTATAAATACGTTACAGCATCCGGAGGTTAAACACTCTCCTGCTTGAGCTCCGATAGCTGTGTTAAAGTTACCTGATGTAACATTTTCTAAAGCACAGTGACCTATAGCTGTAGTACGAGAGCTTCCTGCTGCATTAACTAAAGCTTCTGCTCCAAGTATTGTATTTCTATTACCGGTTAATAATTGACCGGCTTTAAATCCAATCGCTACAGTACAGGTAGTTGTAGCGCTTGCTCCTGCGCATTCTCCTACTAAAATATTTCTAGTGGTACCGCCTGCGGTCATATCTAAACTACCGGTTAGTATAAGCTTGGAGCCGTCAAACTTTAAAGAGCTTTGACCGGTAATAGAATCTGAACTTCCATTAGCAGTAAGTATACGGGTATTCTCCGAACCATTAATAGTTAAAGAGCTACCGCCTCCGCCTGATAAAGTAATATCGTCATAATCTGAGATAACACCTGAGGTGCCTCTTACATCGGTCGGTAAAGTATAAGTATCTGGCGGGTTGTACGGGTCTTCCCAGGTATTGGCTGAGTTTCTTACAACATCACCTATATCTCTGTGTAGACGTAAAGTACTACCGTCATTTTGTAAAGAAGCAGAATAGTATACTAATCTAAAATTATTATCTATTTCTTCTCCGGTAAGATCTCTGAACTCATTATTAACAGAATTTACTTCTATTACGTAGCAGATCCCAGAATTTGAATTATATACTCCCATTCTTTACAGTGTTTTATATAAATATCTTTTTTATTCTTTTGTTATGATCCAACATACATTATAAATGCTAGTGCGTAATATGGTGGTCTGTTATCAATAGATGTTGGATTTTCTTTACCGAAAGTAAATTGATGAGTATGGCTACCGGCGTATTCTGTATAACAATTTGTCTGGTAGTTTACACAAACTCCACGCCATTTGTCGCTATTGTCATTATCCACTCTACCGCCAATACATATACCTCTTTTATACTGATGGCGGTGTGATCCAGCAGTTGCGGTGGTTAAAGTGCTACTTTTTATATTATTATTAGTAACACAGAAACTATTTTGACCTCCTATATTGCCAGGATTATATGTATTTCCTGCACCTATTACAAATCTATCTCTTAAGTCTGGTGTCCCATTTTGACCATTACATAATTTCCATCCAGCAGGAATATTACTTCCAGTACCAGACCACATTATAATACCTCCTACAGGAACTGGTGCTGCTGCTATTTTTTGTACTACACCTGCTGTTGTTGTTACTAGAGCACTAGTATCAGCTGCTGAACCTGCATCTATTGTTCTTACTGTAGCTGTTCCATCTATAGAAAGATTTCCTGCTGCTGATATATTTCCTGAACCTGTGATATTACCTTCTACGTGGAATAATTCTTTTGGGTTAGTAAACCCGATTCCTACTTTACCGTCAGCTCTAAAAGTTGCAATAGAAGAGTCAAAACTACCTTGACAGCCTCTTAGTACACTAAAAGATTCGCATTTACTAGTATCAGTATTTAATCCTATAGCTACAACACCGCCTTTTGCTCCTTTTGGTGATTGAATTAATACACCGGTAGTTTCTGAATTGGTTGGTAGTAGGTTTGCAAGATTACATTCACCTATACCTCCAATATACCCTAATTGAGCTGCAGCTGTTTGTAAACCTACTGATAGTTCTCCTATAACTGTTAAAGGTGAAGCAGGGTAAACATTTGTTTCGACGCAATCTCCTATTATAACACCGCTTGAAGTAATTCTCATTTTTCGAACAGGGGCCTTTACAAAATCACTTTGCCCTATGTCGATAGAATTTTTTGAAAATAAGTTAGTGTTATCAGCACCTTCACCTGATCCTCCTGCTGTAGTTTTACCAAGCCTAAAGAGTACTGTTGCTCCTCTATTTACCTCATAGTAACCTCTAGTGTTAGTAAGCTGATCATCACTATTATTTGCTCTTATTATAACAGAAGAAGGTACTCCTGTGTCAGTTGATTTAAGAGTAAGAGGTGCATTAGGGTCATTAAGTCCTATACCTACTCTACTATTATTTGTAAATACAAAATTACCGCTTGCACCTAAAACTTTTTGACCGGTTTGACTATTTACACTACTAAATATCATTTGGTTAGCAGAACCGGGTATAGTAATTGAAGATCCTACAGTAGTAGTAGTTGAAGCAGCATCTGGAAGAAGTACTTCCATATATCGATCAGCTGAGAATCCATTATCTAAAGTATCTGAACCTGTATAGAAAAGTCTTAATTTGTTTGTAGTGTTTACTCTAACTGCAGAAGCTGAATAGAAAAATGATGAGAAGTTTTGATCCATCTCATTAAATGAAAGTGCTGCTGCTTTTTCACTCCTAAGAGTTATTCCATTGTTGTTAAAAATTTCGCTCATTATAAATCTATTTTAGCTACTATAGTCATATCCGAATCTTTAGGTATAGGAATCGGTTGACCAGTTTTTGCTACTGCTATCAGTTCGTTGGCATCATTATACAGGCCTATCGTAGTAATATACGGAGAAAATTCTTTTCCGGCAACATTATCAGCGATATCACCATTACTACCACTCAAAGCTGAAGGATTGAATGTATGTGTAAATTCGTTTTCCTTTAACTTACAATGGAAGTTATATGTATAAATAGGATGAGTTGATTTCCATTTTATTTCTGCATCTACATAATTGTTAAAGTATCTTGCAATTACATCATTAGCAAGGATAATCTGACCGTGGGTATATATTACATTACCTACTTTAGTCGGATGAAGCTCATATCCTGAATTCTTTTTGTAGAATAGGTTTCCTTCTCCGTCATCAATAATAGTTTCAGAATGTCCATCGGTGACAGGGCCTCTACTGATTCTTCTTCTTGTACTGCCTGATTTCCAATTTGGTACTGAACCGTAGTATCTGCCTTTTATTTCTATAGTCTTAGGAGTTTCTGAATAGCCTAAATTACTGTTAGCGTAAATAACAGTACTATCTACCGAGTCATCAAATGCATGATATTCGGTAAAAGCAGAACCGGTCTCTGGTGTAATCTCTAAAGAGTTAGGTTGAATAGCTGTTCCGTAAATTCCTTTAGGTAAAGAGTAAACTGATATTACCTCGCTTAAATCTCTTGAACCGCTTATATTAAAAGAAGATTGCAAAAAGTTATCGAAAGAAGAGCTAGTCTGTATTGTACCGTTTTCAAAAGCACTATAGTATAAATGATTTACGCTTTCGTAAACCAATCTTCTGTCGTAGTTTTTATGAAGATTTTTTGCTGATACTGTGTAAACACCGCTTCCGCTATAACCTGGTATATTAACAACTCCGTAATCTGAGTATTGGCTTCCGCTTACTACCCAGTTCTTTTTAGCAGTATATGTGCTTACATATACATCTTGTGAGTTGAATTTCTTGTATGCACTCATTCATTAATAATCAAGCTTGATTCGTATTAATGCTTCTTTTGTAAAATCTTTTAAAAGAGGTCTTGATAGTTTTGCAATAGCCAACAAATCGTTATTATCGTTATAAAGCCCAACAGTTGTAATATAAGCCTGTGGAGAGTTAATCATTACGTCATGTCTCAATTCACCTGAGCCTGTTATGTTAGACGGATTAGTTGAATAATTAAATTCACTGTTGCGAACTCTAACAAAAACAAAGTTAGAAGAAACTGTTTCTTCAGACTGCAATGAACCACTTGCTCCTGCTGAGATTGCAGCAAATATCTTTTTAGTGTTCTCTTCTGTGCCTAAAGTAGTTACTTCGGTTCCTAAATTTAATCCTTCGGCACCGTTTATATCTAAAGCAGAAGCATTTAAGATTGCTACTCCTACATCTGGTAAAAATTTTCCATAACTACCTTGTGAGGTAGTAAATCCGTTGTTGTTCAGACCTGTATAAGCAGAACCATCTGAACCGCTTACTATTTCAAATACTCTTCCTGCGTCAACAAATGATATTGAAGTTACATCTTTACTGTTATCTGTAAGATTTAATGTTTTATCTCCTTCAGTAAGAACTAAGTTAAAACTTCCAGGAAGAAGTTTTTCTTTATATCTTGCTCTATCAAATGAAAGTACATAAAAATCATCCTGTGCTATGCTACCGAAAGTAAAATCAGTATCTTCATCTCCGAATACTAAATTTCTATACTGTCCGTAAATTGTAGAAGTAGGAGACTTTCCAACTTCACCTGAGTTGTAAGGTGCTGCACCTAACCCGTCTTTGTGTCCATAAGCTACTGAAAATTGAGATAATGCAGTAGTTTGATTTGCTGATCCTGGGTTTGGATCTTGATGGAATACGTTAAAATAAAATCTTCCGTTCGAAGATGCTACCTGGTTTGAAGAGGTAAAAAAAGAAGTTAGGTATTTTTCACCATTAGAAAATAAAGGAGCAACTACCGATTCAGCACTTATTGATATATCTTCCGGGTCTAATCTTTTATACGACATAGCTTATTATTGATTTACTTTTACAATAGTTACCGGTACTGATACTCTTGCTCCTGAATCTCTACCTACTATGGTAACTGTGGTTTGGAGAGTTGATTGAGAACCAAATAAAGTATTTACTGTAGTTGCTGTTAGGTTAATAGATGTTCCTACTACTGTTTTAGAAACGTTAGTTCCAAGAGTTGTAGTAGAGTTAAGTCTTTCTGCTTCTTCTGTATTAATACCTACACCGTTGAATGTGCTTAGTACTCTAGCGTCTGCAATAGTGGCTGTATACCCACCGGCTTCAAAAGCTTGAGAAGAACCAAGATAGTTTAATGTTTGAGGAGTAATTGCAAGAGAAGCTCCTTGTTTAAGTCTAATAGAGGTATAACCTACATCTAAGATAGGTAATTTAGCTGTACCTCTAGGTAGAGTTGTAATTTTATATTTTAAAGATTGAGTTTCATCAGGAAATGCTTCTAGTAGTGGCATGTTCTCGATAGCTTCTCCATAGTATTGAGATCCAAGGCTATGATTTGGATTATATAGAGTGTAATCTATCTCATCATCAGAAACTGCAAATTGTGTAATTTTAAAAGACCCGTCACCTCTTGCAAGTAACTCTCGTCCTTTTTTGGTTAAGATTGCATCTACTGTTACAATCGAATTATCTAAATATCCCATTTCTTAGTTGTGTTTTATATAAATATATTATTTTTACGTTTTATTATATGTTATACTGAATCTAGACTTGCTGAGGTAAATACATTTCCGTATTTATCAGTTTCTAAAATTAATCTTGATTCTTTTACTAATATTTTAGCGTTTTCAGCTAGTTCAATTTTCGTTGTACCGCTACCGAATCCAAATATTTTAGTTGGATTAATAAGTTGAATGCTTATATTAGCAGAGTGGTTAATAAGGTCACTAGTTATATTTCTATCTGAAAGGTACTGTCTTTCTACAGTAAAAATATTTTTATCTGTATCTATTTTTTTAACTCTCATAAACTCTTGACCTTGTGAACTTGAAATATATATTATATCTCCGCTATTTACTCGGCTTCCGCTTTCTACGCTTGCTGTAGTAGTAGATACGGTAATATTACTTAAAGTTCCTAACGGGTTGGTGCTATCTGTGTTAAATGAACTAGATATTATTTGAAAACTAGGCAATTCTCCTTCGCCGGAATGAAATAAATCTTTATATGTTCTGTCTTGTTCTAAAGATGATGATATCTTTAAGTTAGTAACTACATTTGAAAATTGTTCTCCTACAAAAGTTCTTCCTGTAAATGCCGGTAGAACCCCTCCAAACTTTTCTGCATCTGTTTTAGTTCCTTCGTATCTAGAATTTACTAAACCGGTTAAGGTATAATTACTATCAGGTATTTCAGCTGGAGTGGCTGATTGTGAAAGTATAGTGTCTAAATTAGAAGGATGAATACCTAAGCTTATTCTATCAGCTACTTGTCTTTTAGTTGAAGGTCGATTTGCTATACTGTTGTTTAGTATAGGATTGTAATCATCAAAAGCAAAATTCACATTTGACAGTATAGGAGAAGCAAAAATTTGAGTAGATGAGAATACTGTGTTATTTCCCCAATAATCTATAAAATTAATTGGGTTTACTTCAAAATAGAAAAAGTCATTTTTGCCTCCTACTTTTCTTCTGTTTTTTACATCAAGTACTATTTCTTGATCTTCAAAATTTCCAAATGAAATAGTAAAAGTTATTTTTTCAACTTGCTGTAAGATAGTAGTAATATCAAAATCACTATCGTTTTCATTATCATTAGAAAGTCTTAAAGTAGTGACTGTAATACCTTTTATCTGACCTATATCATAATTAATACCGCTGATATTAATCTGATCTCCGGTTAGATCATAATTAATATTAATAGTCTGTCCGGTATTTACTACCGTTGACAGTACATCGTGTATCGCTAAGAAAACGCTTTGGTTCATTTTTTTTTATTTAATCACAGGTATCAACACTAGTTATTACACCATATTTATCTACTACTACTTTTGCTAATCCTTTTAATAGTTCAGCATCTCTACATGTAATTGAATTTCGTACTCTTGTACCACTATTTCTACTGTAGGAATATAAATATGTTCCTTCAGCTGCTGGGGTTTCAAATTTATCGTCCTTTTGATTTTCTCCCAAAGTAAAAGATTTATATAAGACGGAACCTACTAACTTTTCTAAACCAGGATCACAGTAAGTTTCAATTGTGGTATCGTCTTTTGTAGATGAAGCTACATGATCTACATAGTATGTAGCAGTTGAAAGGTAACAGTCCTGATATTGAGCATTATCTCCTTTTATACACCAACCGGCGTCATCAGATACTGTTGCACAAAGACCTGTTTTTGATGATACCGATTTGACATAAGGAGGTGGAATAAGTTTATATTCAGTTGCCCCTGGTCTACCTTTTGGACCGCCGTCTGGTAGATCTTCAGCTAAAGTTACTCCATTTTCTTTTGTTGCTTTACACGTAGAAACAGTTTTACTAATTGCTTTAAAAAGCACTTTTTTAATTGGATTGATACCTAGAACGTCATCTTCCAAATCAGCAGGAAAGGTATTGAATAAGTTTGAACGTAAAGTATTTGGTACTAAAGGAAATCTACTAACTAGGTTACTTGTTTCTTTTATCTTAATAAACGATTGAGCTTCAATTCCTAACGAAGCTGCTGTTGGATCAACAAATTCATCTACTACTATGTTCTCGCTATCAAAATTAGTATTATTAAAGTCTAAACCTCCCTGTGCTAAGTTATAAGGAACTAGGTAGGTACTGCTACCAGGTGTTGAAACAAAGATTTTAGTTCCTTCAGCTTTCAATTTATCTACTTGTGCTTTAGTTAAAACTTTAGAGTAGTATATTGAAACGAAATAATCTACAGTATCGTTATCGTTACTATCTTTATTTTTTATAAAACCTTGACTAACGTCTAGAAATTTCCTGTCTGTAAGTGAGGGTGCAAATGCAGCAGCTGGGAATCCGTCAGCTGCTTCTAATTCACAATCGGTAAACACCACTGTTGCTGATGCCCGGCAATCAGAGTCATGATTATCTTCTACTGTGAATGTAATCTCTTGACCTTCAACGAATCCTCTATCTTTAAAATTATACTTTGTAACATCGGCTATTCGTTTATTAAGATTATCTGGTGCTGGATCTAATATTGTATGATCGCCATTAGTATCTAAGCCGTTAAATAACTTTTCTCTTAAGTTATAACTAGTTTCAAGAGGACTCACTCTAATAGTAATTCCTACGTCGTCTTTAGATGATATTGCACATCTTATAAACTGTATATCTATTCTTCCATTACAAAATTCATCAGTGTCATTATCATCACTGCTTTCTACCTGCAGACTGTTACGAGCCTCGATGGTAAAGAAATCATATTGAGCTGGGTTTAAATGCTTTATAGTACTAAATACAGTAGAATCGCTTCCGTCTGGTTCTTTAAGCTGTTCATTAGATTTGTTTAAACCGTTTAAAAATATTTGCTCTACTGTGCTTCCTTGTCCAAAAAGAGGCTGAATAATTAATTCATTACCTGCGGTAGTATCGGTGTTTCGATAATCTTCTTCTTTTACTTTCCATTTAAATAAAGGTTGATCTTTTAAGAAACAGACCTCTACAGGTGGTTCGTTTAAGAATCTTATATTATACTTTATAGTTGGATATTTTATTTGCTTTAAAGTATTAGCTTTATTAAGTTCTCCATCAGATAGTTTAATACTAGAACCCTGTAATTCTCCATCATACTTAGCCTGTTCTGAGTTATGATCGGATAGACCTTCGTAGCTTTTTACTTTTAATCCATCAGGAGTAGTCAGTACTGTAGTATAAGCTGTATCGTATTCACCTTCAATATTAACCGGTATAGGATTGCCGTTTATATCGTTACTGCCGGTTGCTGAACCTTTAAATATACCGCCGGAAGAACCTGAGTATTCTCCAACGCTTATAGACCCGCTATATTCTGGTTGAGTTAAAGAAACTACAACAGATTTAGCTTTAGATCTATCTAATAGGTGAGGTTTAATTACAACCCCTGTATCAACTGTAGATCTTGCAGGTACAAAATCTTTTATCATTTTAAATATAACGTTGTCGAAGAATCTTATTAATCGAATAAAATCTTTAACGTCATATTTTTCGGTTACATCTGCTAGAGCTGTTTTAACTTGAGCAAGTAGACCATTGTAGCTTTCAGCTGTAAGATCTCTAGGGTCACCGATATAGTTGTCTATATTGAAAGTATTACCTAAAGTGTTTACTATCAAAGCATTCAAGTTATCAGTAGGTGAGAATCCTACTTCTATATTGTGTAAATCTTGATTATAGTTGTCTCCAGGTTTAGTTACAGATGTAAATTGAGATAAGGTATCACCTGAGATAATGCTGTCAGGGTTGTCAGTTCTTATGTTACTGTTTTCTAACGACGATTGTAATTCTGTACCGAAAAACGGTCTTTCTGAGGTTCCTCTGCCACCGCTTGTTCTAATCTTCATTATATTATAAGGAATACCAAAACAGTTTATTAACGCTCTTAATCCTCTTTGAGTACCTTTTGTTTTAAGTAGGAAAGGTAAGTTATGATAAATTCTTTTATATACACTTTTTTGATATAAATCTTTCGGTAGAGTTTCGAAAGGTCTTAATTCTTTTTCAACAACAGTTTTAGTAGTCGTAGTCGTTTCAGTTTCGTATATAGTAGAAGTCGTTTCTATATTTTGTTCATCACTAATAGTTATTTCAACTTCAAAATCATCAGCTGTAAAATTTCCGTACTGTCTTACAGTGTCATTTTCGTCGATTTCATCTCGAGTCATTCCTGCTCGAAGAAGATTAAATATTCCGTTACCGTCTCTATCTCTATAATCGAATACAAGTTCAGGATATTTTAAAAATCCGTTAAACTCCTTGTTAGCAACAGAAAAAGAACCTAGATGCATAGATCTATGTGCACCTCCACGTACTTGATCGTATCCAGGTATTTTATTATATGAGTTGTCAAACATATATCTATACGGTCCGTAAGTACCTGCTGTTACAACTTCTCCAGTAACTGGATCGGTTCTGTCACTATTGAATTTAAACGTTATAAAGTAATCTTTATAGCTTTCGAATTTAGTCAGATTTTCAGGATTTTTTACAATCTGTACATCATTAGGCTGGTCTCCATTGCTAAACTTAAATCTTTGCCAGCTCAGGTTGTTGACTGCTCCTAATATTAATCCTGCGTTAAAAGAGTTTGCATATCTACCACTTTTAAATTGAGCTGCTAGTTGCTTACCAGTGATTGTATCTATATTTAAATTAGGATCAGCCCATGGAACAACCGTTGGATCTTTTAAATCAGCTAATGTGAATACTTTTCCACCAAATCCTACTCTTGTGTATGAAGGTTTAATTTTTATTACTAACCCTGTAAATTCTCCGGTTGTTACTTCAACAGGAGTTGATATAGTTTCTTCATCTATTACCTCTTTAGTTCGAGTTACTATATTACCTGCCTGAACATTTTGGTTAATTACTTCATCGGTTTCTTTTGAAAATTCTCCAACAAAATATTTAAATAAATCTTGTAACGAATCAGATGAGTTATATAACTTTACACCTAAACTTTTAATAGCTTCTTCTACTAAATCTCTAGATACACCAACATTTAATCTGTTGTCTGCATTATACTTATCTGATACAGCTTTTGAATAAATCCATAGATTATCAAAGTGCTGTGCAATCATTTGAACAAATAATGTATACTGAGCGTTATTATCATCTTCTCTTATAAAAGATGGTATGGTATTAGTTAAAGCGTTAAAATTAGATACATCGTAATTATTTGCAGCAGTCCTTTGATCAGCAAACCAAGTTATAGCTTCAGCAGTTGATGATGCTTGGTTAGCGTAAGGTTTTTGATTATTACTTTTAGGCCAAGAGTAGGAGCCACTTTCAAAGTAAAGAAATCTTTCGTAATGATCAAAATTATTAACTATACCCTCTATTAAATTTTCATAGTGACTTTTATCACTTGTAACACCGCTGCTTCCTAATTCAGTATTAATATTCTGAATACTAGAAGAGTAATTATTTAAAAGATCTAATTTATACTTAAAGTTAATTAACCTTTCTTCTGCAGATGAAAAGTGGATAAAGTCTTCGTAGTTTGTATGATCTATAGATAACTCTGCTCCTTTTTCGTTAAATAGAGAATATACTTGATAGTTTGAATTATCTACTGAGTAGCTAAATAACTCATCATAGTTAAAGTATTGTGAAGGAGTAGAAGTATTATCTTCTAAATCTATATTAAAGTTAGCTTCTCTTAATCTTAGAACAGTAGGTGCGTCAGGAGTAAATTCAGCTTCTATTTCATATGCTATAGGATCAGAAACGAATTCACATACATCTAAAGTAGCTTTTAAACCTACCGAAATAGGAAGCGGTTCATATAATTTTACTGTTACTACTTCTTCTTCATCGCTATAATCTATATTGATACCGATGAATAATTCGTTGTTACCTAAATTTAATCTAAACTCTGAAAAGAAAGAAGTATCTTCTATTCTATCTTTGATAGCTAAAGCGTACTTTTTAAGGTCTTTATTTAAGATACCGGTAGAGCTAAGTTTAAGCTCTGTTCTATCATTTGATATCTCTTTGATGTAAAGTTTAGGTCCAAGCTTTGCTTCAGAGAATAAATTATTAAAGAATATATATAAAAGCTTTACTCCTCCGTTCCTATAGCCGTAAGCTATAGCATCTTTTTCTGGATCAACTGAAATGGTAGAAGAGCCTTCTTTACTACCTCCGGAACCTAACTCAATCTTATAATTAGTATAGCTTGAAATAGACCTTAAGAGGGTATTACCTACAGTGTATATATGTAATTCAGATACATGCTTTTGAGAATTAAATGCAGAATTTACACCAAAAGATTCTATAAGATTAGTATCTTCTGCTGAATATTTTTCATACTGTGCAAGTTCTGTTGCAGCAGTAGGTATAACTTTATATTTATTATCCGCCATTCTGAGCTAGTTCTGATTCTAAATCGTTTATGGTTGAATTTGCTTCGACAAGCTGTAATCTAAGCTGTGTAATTTCATCTAAAAGAGGCTGAATTTCTTCGGTAGATTTTTCGTAATCTACTAGTTTAGAACTCTCTTCTATTAAAAACGTATGAGAGTTTTCAGGTCCTTCTAAAGGTATGGTGTAGTAAAGTTTATCATATAATCTAAAAAGCTCTTCCACAGTATCGGGATCAACAGCAGGTACAGCTTTAGTGAAAGTTTTAAACTCTCTGTCTATTACCTGATCAAATTGTGTTTGATCGAATACGGTTTTGCTTATTTTAAGATTTCTAGCCATTACGTACTACCTTAAAAATATTTTTATTATCGATGATAACTGTGCTACCGTCTAATTCAGTTTTAATTAATATACGATAATATCTTTCCGGCTGCAACCCTCCCATATAAACATC